TTCTTTCTAATGCTAAGATGCCTTGGTCAACAACAGCAGTATCTAGTTCTGCTTTTACTGACGGTAGTTGATTAAGAACACCTTCTTTCTGTGAGATAAAGCGACGAAGAGCAGCAGGATTAATGACACCATCCTTAACACTCTTTTCATACGCTTCAGCAAGAATAGCATTACGAGCAATCGGAGTTGCTGCTTCACGACCAACAGCACTAATAAACTGATTGAGAGAAGAACTATTTTTAACGATTACAGGGGCAACCTGTTCAGCATACTTCTTAGCATCGATGTCTTTAATGCCCTGTGCTGAGAAAGGTACACCAACCTTTTCATAATATGCAAGGTCAGCATCAATCAATCGCTGATTGAAGTCACCAGGGATAGTCTTCCTAGACTCATTCAATACAGACTCTAGTTGCTCTAACTTCCTTGCTTCATCTCTGGTTAGGCTACCACGCTGAAGTTGATTAATCCTACGCTTCAGAGACTCTACTTCTTGGAAAGGAACATCCTCAAAGACATTATCCTTTGGTCCCCAAACACGCTTAATCTGAGAATCAACAGCAGTGCCTCTACCAAAGATGTCTCTGATGTTGTTGGCAACGATGTAGTTATAGATGCCTTCAACAGACTGTGCTGGCATTCTTACATCGGCTTTAGCGGCATCAGTAAGGATACCTTCATACACAGGTTTCATCTCTGTAGTTGCTGCTTTCAATCGAGCATCAACAAGATTAGACACTGCCTTACCAATAGAAACTTCATCAACTCCAGTGTCAAGTTTGTCTGTCAACTTTACAATCTGATTGTCGATATTCTCTCGTGCTTTGATTGCATTCTTAACCGATACAGTTTCAAAGCCCTGTATAGGTGCATAGCGTTTACCAAACAACAGATCAGCCCTGTTATCGATGTTCAGAGCAAGTTTCTCTAGTTCTTGATTAACCCTAGCCCTGAAGTTAGGATTAGTTTTAGCAAGACGAGCAACCTGTTGACGAACAGCAGGGTTGTCTGCCATCGCCACCATCAAAGGCAAATCTTCTTTGTTTATAACATTACTGATGCGGTTAAACTCTGTCACTACCTCATCAAGTTTTTCACCTGGTTGTTCTTTAGCGATGATGTTAAGCAGACGCTTGGCAGCACCAGTAGCATAAGCTTGGTTAGCGGCATCAGGATCTTCTTTAAATTCTTTGTATTTATCAGATATTTGTTTTCTAACATTGCCTGAAGCAGCCACGCCTTCTTGCACAGCAGCAGCAATAGGCGCACCTTTAACAACAGCAGCAATGCTTCCTACTGCACGACCTACGCCTGTGTCAGTACCAAACAAACCTTTCTCTGCTGCTTCACCAACAACTCCACCAACTTCAGCAGTAGCACCAGCAGTGCCTAAACCAGCAGCACGACCAGCAAGGCCAGTTGCTTTCAGAGGTGCAGCAACATAACCTAGAGGATCTGCTGTTGCTCTAAGAGCAGAACCAGCAATACCAGTCAAGACATCAGGGGCTTTCTGCCCTGTCTCAGCACCGATAGCACCAGCAGCGGTACGCTGAAGCCTTTGGATGTTTCCCATAAAACGCTCACCAATGCCACCAGGTGCGCCAGGACCAATATCAAGTGTTATCTTTGCTAGTGATTTAAAAGGATCGATTACAAAAGTATCAATCAACGCTTCAGCAAGAACAGGAGTATCTACCAAACCTAACTTTGCTTGGTTAGCGATATAGTCAAAACGGCTGACCTGCTCTTTAGTTACTTCATCTTCTACAGCAGCAGATTCAGGATCAAATTGGGCCGTGGTAGGATCAAACTTGTTTTCTGTTGCTGACTCAAGTGTAGCGGTATTAGGATCAAAAGCCATTTTTATTCCTTATTGAACTGGTTCCCATTTGCCGTTAACATATCTGGCTCGATTACCTTTAGCGTCTTTGTAAATTTTTCCTTCAACAAAATTAGATGTTTTCTTTTCCCGACCAGTTTTATACTCAGGAGGAATTAGTGTCTTAACTGTTTCAGGAGATAGTTTAGCCTCGCTTAAAACTTTGTTAGCGGTTTCTCTGCCTCTATTATACGACTTAGCATGCTCAGTTTCAAGAGCAGTAATAAACTTTTCCACATCTTTAAGTTTTTCTGCTGAAGGAACACCAGTAAACAATTGATTGATACCACTGATAGCATCACCAACAATACCGATAGAACCAAGTGCTTGTTGAACTTCTCCTTGTCCAATCTGATTATCACCAACAAGCTTAACAAGATCACGACGCAACTGAGGCAATGCAGCACCAGTGCCTTGTTTTACTTCTCCTAAACTAACACGAAGTTGTCGTACTGTAGATAGTCTGTCTTGTGGTGCCTTTGTATAAGTGGCTACAATGTCTTGTGCGCCTTTAATGTCAGTGACTTTAACTTCACCAGACTTAGGTACACCTGCTTCTGCCCTACGAATTCCTCTACGCTCAAGCAAGTTATTAATAGCGGCAATTTCTTGTTGGGTGTAGTCACTAAGATTAGGACGAACACCAAAACCTAGTTCACCAGCAACAGTGGCTACATCTGATGGTGTTTTTACCATTGCTTCTCTATCAGGTGCTTGGAAAATAACTCTACCAGTAGTAGGATCAATAACAGAAGCACCAGGAGCAACATTTACAGGTGCGATCCTTTCAGGAGCCAACTTCTTTGCAGTTTCTACCAGCCTCAGAGCAGCCATAGGAGCAACAGGCCCGAGTTCGACAGCCATCTGCTGAAGCACTTTAGGGTCAGTCATGTTCTGGCCCATATACTTCTGCCTGATAGACTCTACTGCCTGTGCTTCACGCAATGCAGGGTCTTGTGACTCTGGAAACAATCCAGACACTAGCGATTGAGTACCAGTACGAGTAAGGTTACGGGAGGCAGCATAGAGTGGTGCAAAGACACCGAAGGGCTGTGCTTCCTGCGCTATCTCTTGTCTACTCTGAAGACGACGAGCCTCTTCAATCTGTGCTGGAGTAGGTCCAAATAATGAAGTCATTGCCATTTTTATATTTCCTTAATCGTAAGAACCGTAACTAACACCGCCTGGGTTGTAATCTCTCATCGGCACAGTCCCCCTACCTCCTTGTCCATATATATTATAAGGCTCAGGATTAAACAAACCACGAATACTTTCTTGAATATTTGGATTATTAAGAAGATCATTTAATGTATTTGATCTCAAAGATTGGCCCAAAAGATCACCCTGCAATCTTAAATTAGCAGCATTTTGACCACCAGCAAGCAGTGTTTGACCAACATTAGCACCAGCAGTAGCGGCCCTACCACCCAACTGTGCGCCAATATCCAATGGCTGTTGTGCTGCTTGTTCAAGCAATTGAGAAAGACCAAATTGAGTCTGGAATGGTGACAGTGCCTGTGTTTGCAATCCGTACTGTTGACCAAGTAATCCTGCACCAGTTTCAAACAAACCAGCACCGAATGCGGTACGCTGCTGTGCTGCTTGTTCAGCCTGTCGTGCAAGTTCAAGGTCTTGTTGCCTACGAGCAGAAGAAAGGGCAAACAATTCTGGTTGACCAATGTCGCCAATATTTAAACCTGCTCGACCACGACCAAACACACCAGCACCAAGTCGTTGTTCTTCACGCTGACGAACAGGATCTAACAGAGCATATTGCTCATTCATAAACTGCTGGCGAGCCTGTTCTGGTGACTGCGCCATATACTGTTGACCAAGGCCAAACAAGCCTTCTGCAGCAGCACCGATAGGCATACCTAGAGCCTGTGCTTGCTCTGCTTGGCCTAGACTTGTGCCATACAAAGCAGACAATCTATCCTGTAGTGCTTGGATCTCTGGTGAGGCTGTATAACCAGCACCAGTTAATTGACCTTTTTTATTTAAGTCAAAGTAACTTTCACCAAACCTAGTAGTTATTCCTACTGGCCTAAATCTTTGGGCTTCAGCGGCTATCCTGGCTGCTTCAAGTTGAGCGGCAGCGGAAGCATCTGCTGCTGATTGAGCAGACTTTCCTCCAAAGATGCCACCAGCAAGACTTAAAGCACCACCTACAATATCTCCAATCATTTTTAACTCCTAAATATATATATAGTAATGTTAAGTCTTCATAATATATGCCAACGCATAGTACGGTGGCAGGTTAGCATTAGTACCAGAGGAACCTGCGGATGCTACAGTAGTTGCAACAGTAATCCCAGTTGTGCTTGAATTTGTTGATGGGGTTCCCGCAGAAGGTCCGTTACTACGCATTATCCCCGTACCGCCAGTAACCTCCCCACGAGTAGGAACTGTATGGGAGTGTCCAGGGTCTGTCACAACCGAAGTAGCAGTGTGGTCATGGCTAACAACAATAGCATCTTTAGAACCACCAGTGGCTGCTACAGCATAAGAGTTACCAGCACCAATAACAAATCTATCACGAAGGTCAGGAGTACCATTGGAGCCATTACACAATGCCCATCCGCTAGGAATACTGGCAACTGAACCTGACCACAATACAATAACACCAGTTGGAATAAAAGAAGTTGCTGCAGCATTAACAAACGCTGTGGTAGCAATCTGAGTGTTGTTAGTGCCAGCAGTTGCAGTAGGTGCTAGTGGTGTACCAGTAAAGGTAGGACTGTTGGTGTCTGCCTTACTAGCGATAGCGGTAGCAATAGCGGTGTACTCAACATCAATCTCTGTACCTTTGATAATCTTACCAGCGTTACCGCTAGGAAGAGCATCCTTAGCAGTAAAGTTAGTAGCCTTAATATACTGTGCCAATTTTAGTCTCCTTGTTTAAAACAATAGAACAATGCTAAATTGTTCATTACACAACTTTTCCTTGTTTAATGTAAATATCAATCCTCTGAAGTGACAAAGGATTACCATTGATCTCTGCTTCTAATCCTACCTGCATGATTGGTCCTTTACCACCGACATGAGATTTAAATTTATCTAACACAATACCATCTGAAAACTCTGCAATGTTATATTCACCTACATTATACTCGTATGCTGTGCCAGATGCAAGTTGTTTTGTTACAGCAGAATAGTTTTCATTATAATTGAATCCCCACTTAATTGCAATCTCTTGTGCAGATCCACCAATAATAACCATGCCAATTTGCTTTAGAATCTTTTCCTGTGCTGGAGAATCAAAGTCAAAGAAGTTAGTATAGTAACTGAAACGATAAGAAACATTATTATCTGAGTGACCATAATATTTACCTATGTATCCAGGCTTACCGATATAGAGTTCTTTAGCAGCGGTAACAAGGAAAGACTTAGGTTCAAGACTAGTCCAGATTGTAGTTCTAGCAGAGCCATCCTGCAGTGGTGTACGCATGTCAAAGCAGTACACAAACTTAGTAGCAGGTAGACTCAACAGATAGAAGGCATCTCGATCAAAGTATACTGACTTAATGTTAGCAGCAGTTTCTGATGCCACATTAGACACAAGATCATCACGAACATTCTTGCTGATGTCCCTCAGCGGCAGTGACTTCTCTTGAATAACCCTAGCCAAGCTACGAACACCAGAGTCAGACAAGAACAGAATATCTGTACCAATGTTCTGAATACTATCTCTAGCGATACAACCAACATTAGGAATGTAATCTGCTAACACCAACTCAGTGACATCAATAGGATTGGCATAGATAGCGATGTTGTTACGCCCAAAGATAATCAAGAAACCATTGTGAGCAGCAAGACCAACAATCTGATCGTTATTAGGAAAGACTGAGTTTAGAGAGAGAGAACCAGAATCGCCACCGCTAAAATCAGAACCATCAAGCAACCGACTAAAGTAAACAGTTTGTCTATCTCCTATAATGTCTGCCATCCAAATACGACCATAAGCAGCCAATGCACAGTTAGGTTTAAAGTCAGCAGTGCTGTATCCTGGTGGTAATGTACCTACATCACCAAGTTGCTGAAAGCCAAACACACCGCTATCGTGATCATGTCCACTACCACCTGATACTGGTAACTCATGGAACACCAGAGGAGGATGACCAACCTGTACTAAGTACACATGCGGTTCTGTGTCTGCACCTTCACCATACAGCAAAGATGCTCCCTGCCAATTATTACCACTGATTGTATAGGTAGCGTTACCTGAGTTGTCTGCATTCTTTACTGTCTGAGTTGTCATCGTGGTTGTGCCAGTAAACAACTTGTTGTTACCAGCAGATATTAAAACATTATTACCACCATCAACCATCTCAAACATAAACTCTACAGCATTAGCAGAGCCAAGATCAGTATTAACTGTACTGTTGACAGGTGTCCATCCACGCCTAGCACCAATACGACCAAACCTATCAATCACACAGTTGTATGCTTCTAATGCGTAACCACTAGACAAAGAAATACTAGACTCTTGGATGTTTAATCCTAAGAAACCAGGGGCTGCAATGGATGCTGTTTGTACTTTTTGTGCCATTATCTACTTGCCCAAATAAACTCTTCTTCAAAGAGATTACTTTCGTTAGAGATATGATCTGCCAAAGATTGTTGGAACAACTGATACGCTTCTGATGTTGACATACCACCATCTTCACCACGCTCTGCCAGTGCCTTAGCATAAGCAAGGAAGATTACTGGTTCAGCAGGAACAAGTAACTTATCAGAGTCAAACTGCAAAGGATCTTGTGGCTGAATGATATTGAATCTGACCGTGTACACTGCATCAGGGATAGGATACAAGTCTACTTGTGTATCACCTTCAGGACTGACACCGTTAAAGTTAAAATACTCTGGTGGTCCCTTCTTTTGTTCTTGGTTCAGGAAAAGATCATTCATCTCTTTACTTGAACGATACTTCAGCACTCTGTTGTTGGTGTCATCGATCACATCAATCAATCGGAATCGTACACCAGAACCCACCAACACAGCATTGAACAAGTTAGGTACAGTGTTCATCGTCAGTGTGTTAGATAAGGCATTCCAGTTATAAGAATCCTCTACTTGACGCTGTGCATCAACAACATATTTACTAATAAGTTTAGAGTAAGCAGTATCATTGACTGAAGTGACTTCAGGTTCACGAAGCCTAATCAGTACATCGTTAACAGTTTCTAAGTATGTTTTCAGTGCCATTATTTGCAACTCCATTTACGAAGTGCTAATGCTTTACGGGTAGGTCTGCCTTTAGAATCTTTCATTGGCCCAGGCATCCCTGACATTCTTGCACAGAAGGATTTACGCCTAGCAGCGGCCTTTGGAGACTTTGCTGCTTGCTTTGCTGATACTGGTGGTTTAAGATCGGCTCCTTCAGTGCGCTTAAAGTATTCACGCCCTTTAGCGTTTAAACCACCTTCTTTGTTTTGGTAAACTTTCTTAACCATTATACTTGATCCATTTTAATTGGTAAACAAACACCTTCATTCTTAATACCGTTCTCATCAAGTTCTTTAATCACTAATGCTACCTTACGCTGACAATCTTCAATGCTGTAGTAGTTAATGTCGCCTTTGAAGAAGGCACAATCTTCACCAACACAGAAGAACACCACAGCAATGAAGAATTTCATTTCTTTTTCCTTTTCGCCGTTGACAAGGCTATAGCCACGGATTGCTTGGCAGGGTAGCCTTCTTTACGGAGTTTCCTAATATTCTTAGAAACAGTTTTATCAGACTTACCCTTAGCCAGTGGCATTACTTCTTCCTTTTCTTCGCAGTCTTGGCAGCGTCTTTAAAGTCCTGCGCTGATGGTGCGCCTTTGCTACCAACCTTACGCATCTTCTCACCAGAGCCAGCAGCGATACGCTTACGCTTTTTATTAATGTTTTCGTAAAGACCAGGCATTATTTATAACTCTTTTTCATAGGCATGCTAGAAGACTTCTTCATGCACTTACCTGCTTTCTTACACTTAGCAGGAGTAGGACAACCAGGACAGGGTTTAAATGTTTTCATAATTACGCTCCATGAAATTGAGTTGCTTGGTTAGGTACTAACTCTACAGTGAATATATAAGTAACACTGCTTGTCCCAGACTGAGAGATTCTAATTTGATCTCCTTCTTGTATTGCCACCTCTGCTTGGTTTAATAATATGTATTCACCAGCACCAAGGTTCTTACCACTGAACACTAAATACTCTGTGTTTGTTGAAGCATCATACCAGAACACTGAAGGAGTATTAGTACCAGCAGTAGAGATAACATACATTACACTCCATAATCCAGTGTTCTTTACTGGTACTGTATAAATAGTATCCTTGGCAGTAGTGGTCTTAGTAGACGCTAAACTAATCTTCCTTGACATCTTCTACTTTCTTTTTACCTAGTAGTTTCTGTACAGTTTCAGTTTCATAGATCCGCACTGCAGTCCAGATAATAGTAAACAGAGCAGCAATAGCAGGTAACACCTCTGCTAAAGTACCCACCACTGTTACAATTGATAGAGCATCTCCGGCAGTCTTTGCTGTCTCGTGTTCGAAGGACATTACTCAACCTCTACAGTAGGATCATTAGGGAATGCTACGTCAGGGAAACCTTCTTGATTGGGCAGGTCCCGCAATGCTTGCCTGTAGGTAGCCCAGGCAGTCCTGTCAACAGGCGCATCCAGCACTTGTGTCCAGTCGCTATCAGCCAGCAAACGATCCCGCTGTGAGCGCATCTGAGCAGCTTTAGAGGCAACATCAGCAGCAATCTCTTCTGCTGTTTTGTACTCAATGTCAACGGTATAGACAACCCCGTTCTCTTCATAAGGGTCAACCGATACCAACTTCTGAGTGGCACGATCATGCTCTTTGAACACTGTTACTTTCTTAGCATTGTTCTGCTCTAAGAAGTCATCACTGGGACCAGAAGCAGAGAAGCTAGTATTCTTAAAGATTACTTTGTAGTGATCTACTCTTCCATCTTTATAAACAAACATCTTATTCTCCTATGCTTGGAAATTCTTTATCTGGCGGTGTAAAGGTTGTTGTGTATCTTGCAACGCGACTAATGCGGAGGTCGTCAACAAAACCATTTACTGTACTGGCGCCCAAATTGTAAGATGCTGATCCGATGACCGTTCGTGAATTTAGATAAGTATTGTTGTCTGTGTATGTT